GAAGATCTTCTCTAGTAGCTATAGTCATTATTTAATTCCACCAAATCCCGTAGGATCACCCAATGCTGGAATATTATAGCCGTAGGATGAGTTAGTGCTGGTACCAGTACCACTGCCACCACCGCCGTAACGTGTTGGGTATCTCCATTGAAGGTAACTTCTGTAGCCAGATACATAGTTAGGCATTCTTTTTGAAGTTGCTTTTGATTGTTTAATGCGAAGATCTGACTGTGCTTTGATTGTTCCTGTTTGATTAGATACAGCACCTAAAACTGGGATTTCGTTAGGGTTGATAGTTCCCGCCCCGGTTTGAGCAGCAACGTCTTGCAACGCTCCGGACATATTGGATATGTTAGCGGCGTTGGTTTGCATGGCGTTTTCACGAAGAGCAATAGCGTTTGCATATTTAGTAAAAGGATTAGGTGCCATTATGGTCTCAATGTCTTTACTTTGTTAGGAACTGGAACTGTTTTTGGAGGAGTTTTTACAGGCGCTTTTGCAGGAGTTTTTACAGGAGCTTTAGCTGTTGCCCCCATACCGCCCTTGACTTGATTTCGAGCAGCCAGCGCAGCTTTTTCTGCTGGTGTCATGTCGGTGTAAGTTTTTTCAGGGATTACATTAGTGTTCACAACTGGTTTTGTTTGCTTGTCAGTAATTGGTTTATCAGCACCAGCACCGGCAGCACCAGCACCGGCAGCACCAGCACCGGCAGCACCAGAAGTACCAGCAGAACCAGTTCCGTACATAGCCATATACTTAGCTAGTTCGGTTTGTGTGTCGTTGGTTATAGCGGTCTTTTCTGCAGTAACGTTGGCAGCTTTACCGGCGACTTCAGCTTTGTAGCCGGCGGTGCTGGTTAACAGGTCACGAGCTGTTTGGCCGGACCTAAGCATATTGCCAGCTTCAGCACCTGTTTTAATACTGCGTTGCTGGTTCATGTATCCAACGTCTACGGAACCGTACTGAGTATTTCCGGCTGCATCTTTTTTGTAGGTAGGGTTGCCTTGAGCATCAAACGTAGCAGTAGTTGCTCGTTCGTATTCAAGGTCAAGGGCTGCTTTTTTAGCAGTAGCAGCAGCTTCAAGCTGTGCTTTTAGTTGGGTATAATAGTCAGTTGTCGATGGCATTGTGGTCTTGCTCTAAATGTCGGTCAAATTTCAGATCCATCCAGACCTGCATGTCTTTTACTTCGGCTACATCCTTCTTTACTGATTTAATGAGATCCACAGCATCGCCGTGTTGCTCAGTATTTTTTTTGTCTAATCTATATAATAGCCACATTATGGGTCCAGATATAAGGGCCACCAGCAACCCGGACCATGCGGCAGTCATTTTTACTCCGGCTTAGGAAGTGCTCGCCAAGCTGCTTCAAACTTAACAGCGTCTTTAGCCATCTCAGGTGAAAGCTCTAGGTGCAACCACTTGCCCCCAAAAGAACCAGCATTATCGTCCTGGGTAAAAATTTTTACCCCTGCCTCGTTCTCACCTCTTGAGCACCTGAAGCCTCTTCCGTAGCCAGGCTTACCATCTTTAGCATCCTTGTCAAAGGCGTAATCGTGAATCTCTTCAATGCCTAGTTCTTTAGTGTACTTAATAAACCAATCCCACATAGCAACGCCAACCTTGCGGTCTGTGTAGCCAATGTCTACAGCCGCACCGGTAGCGTGGACACTGAGGTATTTTTCCATACCGGGGTCGCCAATCTTCTTGCCTTCGGTCTTGGAGTTACGCATCAATCGGGCAGAATAGATCCCCAGGTTCTGAGTCTTCCACCTGCGTTTGCATAGATCAGCTAGCTTTTCAGTCCCAGGCTGAGCTTTCTTGCCGTCAAAACTAGGGTAGTAGCTGTACTTACGAGGCATCGTGCTTGGAACGATCTACTCCAAAAGCTGCATCTACTTCGTCTTTGGTCAACTTGCCATCGCCAAGAGCCTTGCTCAAATCATAAACAACAAGGGCTACAGCTGCACCGCCGGCCTGAAGAGCCTTGTACCAAAGGGGAACACTAATGTCCTTAGCAAAGGCATCAATAACCGACGAACCGGTGATAATACCCAAGGAGCTGGATACAAACAAAGCCACAAGGCGGGTGGATACATCTTTGACAACCTGAATATTCATATGGCTAGTATCCCATACCTACTGGATTATTACCAGTAACCTAAGTCTTAATGATGTAATTGACTACGATATACCCTGGCTCGTCGTTACCGGCTGCAAAGGTAACTTCTCCCACTTCACCTAAGTCATCAGTGCCAACGTTGTAGCCCAAAGGGATTCTGCTAAGAAAAATAGGAACCCTAAAATACCCAATAGCTGGTGCAGCTTGACCAGCTGATGTGTCGTATGCTCCACCAAGAGCGTTTCCTAGTGCAAGGTAATCAGCAGCGTCATATTCGGTCCCGTCACACCACAACCATCCAGATGGAAGAGTCACTCCTCCATACATCATGATTGAACCAGCAGGTATAGGTACGGGATTCATGGTGTAACCGGCTAAAGTCAAGTTTCCAGTAATCTGAAGGTTGCCCTGTACCGTGCCACCGTTGCCTTTGACAAAAGCAAAATCTAAATGATCTTCTAATGACTTAGAATTTTCTTCCATGGCCATAATAAACGAGTCGGTGTCTTTACCAAAAACTTTTTTAAGCGTCTCATACATTCTCGACCATCTATTTGGATGCTCCCAAGTGTAACTATACGCACCGGTTCCAATAGATGAAGAAAATACAGAACTGCTACGGTTAGAGTACCTAACGGTCATTGACTGTCGCCTTCTACCCAAACACGGCGAATACGTAACCCGGCGAAGTAAAACTCAACTTCCTGCAAGTATCCATACGAAGCGTTGTCTACGTTAAACCTCAAAACACGGGTTTGCGAATAAGGTGCCGTAGACGAGGCGCTAAAACTAGAAAAGGTAAAGGTGTAGGCTGTCGACAATCCACTAGTGGCATCACCTATTGTTTGGCTAAATGCTTTATCATGGACAGATTTGTTATTGACCCTAGCTTGGATACTGGCTGATCCTGTATAAAAAGCGCTTGGAGGCTGAAGCATTTCTACTTCTGCGTAAACCCGGCGGATCATTGTAGGCTGTTTTGTTGCAATGTCCGGAAGCTTTACCGTTCCAAAAGACGGTGTAGAAGCTCCCGAAGTTTTGCCAGGCTCAATGGTTGTAGGAAAGATCTTTTTGATAGCAACGGAGTTTTTTGTGCTTCCAGTACTGTATTCAAGAAGATACAAAATCCTATCCTCAGCATTGGCGTTGTATCTAGAAACTTGTCCAGTAGCCAAGCAGAACGATCTGTTTTGGGCAGATGTTATAGCCGAAGAGACTTTCATGTACTGCCAACGATTAAGAGCATTTAGAAGGTAAACGCTTGCAAACTCGTTTGTGCCGTCCGTAGACAAAGCAGAAACACCTAAATACCCAAGGTTGGTGGATACTGTTTTAACCCCGGATCCGGAGTACCCAAACCTTTGGAAAGCGGCTACGTCAATACGGGATCCAGAAATTGCATACAAGTTTACCGAGTAATCTTGGTAACCGGTATCGGTTGTAAAGTAAACAATGTCGTTATGCTGAGCGCAGAAGTCAAACTTAGTAACGCCTAAAACGTCGTTCATTTGTCGAACGCCGGCATTAGAACCCAAGACTCCGGTGATTGAATACCAGCCGGATGGCTTTACAACAACCAAGTCATTGTTTCTAGGAATACAGTAAGATATACCGTCGTTAGCGTATCCAACACCAATAAAGTTAACCGACAACCAGCTTGTAAAAGTTAATGGTTCGGAGAATATAAACTGATCAGAAGTCTGATCCCACGCAATCATACGTGCGTTCCAAAGAGTCAAATGGGTTACGTTTTGTATAACTGAAATCAATGTTTCAACTAACGCATACGTAACACGATAAACTTTTGCCGTTCCAATAGCAACATAAGCAACTATTGCTGACGATTCTGTTACTAATACAGGTGCCCCAAAAACGCCAGTTCCTATATCGGTTAGATCTTTTTTAGTCAACGCACCAGTTGATACGTCCACAAAGTAAACTGTTGTTGCTGAAGAAGTTTTTCCTATAAAACATATAACGCCATTGAAATACGTAGCATCTGACCATGTGGTTGTTGTGGTCCCGGAAGCAAGCTGTCCACCGGAAGTTCCAGTTCCAGTTAGGGTAATTGCGGTTGATTCGTAAGTTGGTACAAGTGTGGCTTCGTCGTCTGAGATAGTTACATTCTCACCACGCCATGTGTTTTGTGGCTGGTTTACTTCAGACGGTCCCATAAAGTAACCGGCACGAAAGTCATCCCACTCAAAATTAAATGCTGCCATTTACGACCACGCAGCGTATTGATAACCACCGTCGTAACGAATGCGTCGACCGGTAGCCTGCTTCAAATCGTCTCTCATGTTCTGCAATAGTGCTTGATACTCAGCTTGATAGACAGCGGCTCTTCCTTCGTCTTGGCGAACCATCGCAGCAAGATAGCAAGTGTAGGCAATAACCAAAGAGTGGTGAGTGGCGGGGATCAATGGCACTGAGTAATCGCTCAAAAGTTCAGGCTCAGTACGGTAGTAGTACAAAGTGCCAGCGAAGTCAGATGTTGGGATCGGGTTTAGCTTTGCCTTGTTGCCAATAATGGTCCAAGCAAATACGCTTTGCCGGCGATCAGGCATCAAGAAATCTTCAAGTTGGAGCCACATACAAGGCTTGCCGTCAATGACCAATTGCCTGGCTCGTACAAAGTCATTAGGAATTGTGGCTGTACCGGAAACAAAGTTCATCGTAAAGTCGTCCATTAACCAGGGCCATTCTTTAGCACCGGAAATAACAGACAGCGATCGATTAATTAACCCATCTATTGTAGCGTCAGGAAGCAAACCATCCCCAATAGATGGAATAGCCAAACGTTCTTTTACTGCTGTACGGATTTCGCCACGATTCATTTCCCGATATTATACCATTTAAGGTTATCCCGTAGACGTTTATCGTTAGGGCTGATCCTAATAGCTTCCAGTCCGTGGACTATGGCTTGAGCCTTATCTCCAAGATGATGGCAGGCTATCGCCATTAAATCGTGAGGCAGCCAACCCCAAGCATCGGCTTCACATAAATAGTCCAAAGGTTTTTCTGTGATACGCAAAGCCATTTCACAGTTGTATCGGCAACTAAGCCAATCATTCTTTTCGTAGTGATGCTGTGCTAACGCAACCCAAGATTCCCGTCTGCGTGGGTCT